GTCGGCACTCCAAGATGCTCTAAAGAGGATAGAAACATTGGAGAACAACCAATAAAATAGTGTAATTTCTATAAATATGAAAATTGTTGATATTGCAGACGAAATTTTCAGGGAACTCGGAGAACCTTCAACGATTTCTATCCCCGCGATTTCTTTTTGGATCAGGAGTAATGTGGGGGAATTGAATAATAGGATTAATACCACATTTAAAATTGTGGATTATGGCACTGAAGCCTATGAGTTTTCGGGGAGTTTTGTTTCTCCTGAAAATGAGCCCCAAGCTTTCAATGAGGCTAGTGGTGCTTTGGGGCTTTCGCTGAGTGGGGACAATGGAACAGCTTCTCTCCCTGCTATAGTTTCTATTCAAGCCGAAGAAGCTTCAATTTTGAAGAAAATGTACATTGTTCATTATTATGATCAACAAATTCGTACTACGGTTGGGGCTGCCTCAAGTGATCCGGTTGTGGAGGTTGCTTCTGATGGTTCTCGCGTAAGAAAAATCAACAAAAATGAATTAAGTAAAACATATCTTTCCTTAAAGAAAGAGGAGTATGGGGAATTAATTGATTTAATTAACGCTTACAAATTGAGGAAGGCTTCTCCCGTGCAGGTAGCGGGAGATGATACTCAGGTGGGGCAATATTCAATTGATTACGATGGTTATCCTTATAACAGAGTATCACCTAATTACGTCTAATGGCATCTTTAGTATCAGCAGCGGAAGCGACCATCTTGGAGGCGGCTCTCGCAGATCATTTCGACACCTTTAAAGCCACTATAACGGTTAACAAGGAGCCTCAGAAGACGGTTACCTTGTCAGCCTCTCAAAATATTTACGCCGGGTATAGTGCGCCGAAAGAGCAGGTAACCTACACCACGGTAAGCCAAACTTTTAGCGCAATTGTTAATTATAAAGAAAATCAACCTCTAGATTATCAAGACGAACTCAAAGCGAACATAGAAAAGGGAGATGTCCGGATTAAAGTGGAGGCTGATTGTAAAAGCTACATCGAGAAAGGAAAAACCCTTTCTATAGATATAGGAGGAAATCCTTTTAATATAGTCAGCTCCGAAGGAGCGCGTTATTTCTTAGGTAAAACCTATTATGTATTTTATTTGGAGGCTACAACCTAATGGCAGTAAGAGGAAAAATAACAATCGATCAAGTAACTAAAAGAGCATTCTCTAATTCTAAAGTTTTTCAAAATTTAGCTTACGGAGCGGTCAAAAAGAAAACCGAAGCCCTAAAAAAGAAAACCGTAGATGAATTTAATAAGCACGAAGTTACCGAAGAGCTAGAAAGGGGAACGTCCGGAAACAATAGTCTTCTTTTGGGCGGCCGCGGGAATTTTTTTGGGTTTTTAGGTTTCAACCAAGGAGAAAGACCCGTAGAAATTGTTAGGGATACTCTAGAACGACAAATATTCCTTAAAAGTAAAAAAGGAAGATTGAAAAAGGTTACCCCCACTACTTTTCAGTGGGATTTCGACATAAATATTCCCTCAAAGGAGGATATATATTTGGTTACTCCCATGGCTTGGAGCAGTAAAAGCTGGGTTAAGGGGGTAGAGAAAGGAATAACTAACGCAGTAAAAACGATCTTTAGGGAGTCGGACCGAAGCAGGTCGGGAGTAGCTCTTCAAAGCAAACAAAATGTTGGGTTTGTTACTTTTTCACCAACCCCCTACGTTACAGCGTTGCTTGAGAAACTAAGGCGAGAACTAAAATGAAACCTCAATTCGACAACCAAGTAATGTCCAGCCTGTTATTATGGTTTGACAACACCCTTTTGACCAAAGGGGAAGCTTTTCAAAATACTACGGGTCAATTTTACAATGTTTCCGCGGAATATGCCGGGTTAGATACTTATTCAAGCTCCTATTCACAGGTAGTAGCGGACGCTTCTGTCGCGGGAGCTACTATTCCTACAGGTTTATATGTGGGTAGTAATCTTGTTAACGTAGGAGAAGGGGGCGCGACAGGTTTATACTCTATTGATTATAATAATGGACGTTCGTACTGGTCAGGAACACAGGGTAATGATGTTACGGGAAGTTTCGCTATTAAAGATTTCAATACTTTCCTAACAAACAGCACCGAAGATGAGATTTTATTCCAAACCCAGTACACCAACAGGAATAAAGTTTCTACCGTTGTGCCTACTGGGTTGGAGCCGGGTACTAAAACTTATCCAGTGGTGTATTTAAAGAATGATGGAAGTCATAACGATCCCTTTGCTTTTGGGGGACAAGATAACACAATATTTAAAGCGAGAGCTATTGTGGTAGCGGACAGTCAGTTTGAAATAGATGCAATAGGGTCTCTTTTCAGGGATCAAGTCCATAGTAGTATTGGTTTATTTACAGCCGCGGAGATGCCTTTTAATCAATATGGTTATTATAGGAATGACGTTCAATTTAATTATACAGGTGTCGTAAATGGTAAGGGGGACGCTGAGTTAATGTTTTTGGAGGATGTAAATGTTTCACGTTTCGACAGGGTTCTTGAGAATGAAGTAAGAAAATTTAATCCCAATGTTTACTCTACTATAATTGATTTTGAAATTAATAAAGTCAGATTCCCTCGACAATAACAAAATAATTTCACTTTTAGCCATATTAACTGTAAATTAATATACTAAGAAGGAATTTTTAAAATGGCAAGAAATCGAGTAATTTATCAAAGTCAGTCTGTTTATTGCAGTCAGTCCGTCTATAATGAGGATCAAACCGCTTCTGGTGACATTAGGGATCTGAGCCGCGTGCAAAGTTGCAACTACTCCTTTAACGTGTCTAGGCAAGATGTCAATCAGTTTGGAGAGCTGGCTTCTATTGACAGAATCATCACAGAATCTCCAACGGTATCTTTTGATACATCGTATTATTTGGCTAACTTTTTCAACGAGGAGCGTTTGGGTTTTTATGTAACCAATAGCGGTATACAAACTTTTAAGTCAGCTATTACCAATATCATTGATAGCTCCTCTAACGACAATCAGAAAAACTATTACATTCTGACTACCAAAGAGGGTAAGGATTCTGTTGCAGATTTTACCAGTGGAGATTATGAAAGTATTATCGGAATAGGTAACGGTTTTTTGACCTCTTACAGCTCTGAAGGTTCTGTTGGCGGTTTACCCACGGTTTCTATTGGTGTTGAAGGGCAGAACATGAATTTTGTTAACGTGCCTTACCTCGCGGGTGCGGCAACAAGCGATCCCACTCCCGGTTTTAAAACGGGACAAGCTAATGGTAACTTCAACTCATTAACTTTTATTTCAGGAGAATCTCCTGCGATTAATCCCACAAATGGGCAGAAACTTAACCAAGGCGCAATTCTTCCTGTTGCTAAACAGGACCCTGCCACGACTGGTGCCGCTACTATTTCCGCACTTAGGCCCGGAGATATAACCCTTACCCTAGCAGAGAAGACGGATGATATTGCCTCCTCTGCTACTACCACTAGTATGCCGTCTGATTATGCAGGTGTGAATATTGAAGATGCGCACATCCAAAGTTATACTATAGGCTTTGATTTAAGCAGGTCTCCCATTCAGAAGTTGGGTAGTAAGTTTGCTTTTGCGCGCGTGGTTGATTTCCCAGTTAGTGTTAGCTTGAGTGTTGATGCTGTTTTGGCTGATTTAACTAGTGGTTCATTGGCTGATATTATTGATTGTGATAAGGAGTATGATGCTCGTGTTTCTATTAAAGAACCGACTTGTGGTAATACCCATACGCCAGCTGTCATTTGTAACTATATTGTCAAGGGTTTGAAGCTGGATAGCGAATCATTTAGTTCTTCTATCGGCGACAACAAGAACGTGACATTAGATTTCTCTTGTCAAATTGGGGGACCTACTCAGTCTGGTGTCGGTTTATTCATGAGTGGTATGAATAATGACAATGAATAATTAAAGCCCCTTTTATATTTTTCAAAAGTCCCTCTCACGAGGGACTTTTTTTTGTATTTTAGTGTAATTTTAAGTAGGATATAAGGTATAAGGCATGGAAAAGGAAGAAGGTCCAGATAGGGATATTATCAATAATTTTTTCGCGTTTCAAACTCGGCGAAAGATAACGAATCTCTACAAACAGTTTTTTTTCATCCTCGAAGATCTCCAAGTTAACGGAGTAAAAATCCCCGAAGAAACCCACCAAAGGATTCGCAAAAGAATCCTCGATTTAGGCAATGATTGTATCCGAGAATTGGAAGAATACTTTGAAAAATTTGTCGAATACAACAATAATAAACCAAAATGAAGCGTATATACGAGTTTACCGTAAATAAGGAAGAAACAGTCAAAGAAGAGTCTGTGGAGAAGAAAAAAGACGGCACAGAGGTTACCACCGCGAAAGATGTAAAAAAAGAAGTGCCCTACAAGTTCTTTCTGCGGCGTCCAACACGCGCAATGACTGACGAAGCCGAGCTTTATTACGGCGTAAAACTTGCCGAAGGCATAAAAGCAGGCCTTTTAACGCGCGCTTTGCTCGAAAAAAGGTTTGAAAACGACGGTGGAACCAGAAGTGATGACGAAAACAAGGAATACCAGAAAATAATCACAAAATTACAGGGTTTTCACAAAGAACAGTCCAAAATACTCGATATTGACGAAAAAAAGAGGACTCCGACCCAGAAGAAGAGACTTAAGGAGCTGGATAACGAAATTAAGCCCACTAGGAGGGCGCTCAGAGACTTACAATTGGTCGAGGATAGTCTTTACGAGGAAACTGCCGAAAGTCGCGCTAGGAACAAGGTCATCCTATGGTGGATGCTTTACCTAGCCCACACGGAAGAGGGGGAGAAAGAGAGCGAATTCTTTGGGGAGGGGGATTTTAACAAGAAAATTGAACGGTATGATGAAATTGATGAGGGGGAGGAGTTTTTCGACATTGTTGTAGCAAGAAAGTTCGCTTATTACGTCAGTTTTTGGTTTGTGGGTCGTCCCAACACCCAAAAAGAGTTTCAGGAGATGATTGACTTAGCTTTGAAGCTCGACGAGGAAGAAAACGTTCCCGAAGAGAAGAAAAAAGAGGAAACAAAAAAAAAGAGTTAAGTAAAAAACTCTTTGGTGTTTCCATGGATCGAATAGACGCTAAGATCTAATGGCAGAGGGGAATTTAAAGGTTGTTTTTTCGGAGATTTTACGGGGTTACACTCTTGCAAACATTCCTGAATTTGGTGATATAAAAATAAAGCACTTCAATAATTTTGACTCGGCCGAACTAGACATTAAAAATAGGTTTTTCTACGAAAAAGCCGTTTCCCAAGGTCTCCCGACAAGAAAGCAACGGATTGACCATCTTCTTGAGGAGGATATATGGACCGAAGAAAAAAGCAAACGAATATTAAACCTTCAAAGTCTTATCGCAGGTTTAAAAGTCTCCAGATCAAAAGTTTTTCTTCGGGCTCATATCGATCAGATCAATAACGATTTAAAAAAGAACCAAGCTGAACTTTCCACCTTAAGTCTGGAAAAAGAAGAATTGATAGGGTTCTGTGCTGAGTCGTATGCATCAAGAAGGATAAATGAACATTATATGTACAATGCCCTACTTAAAGAAAGTGGAGAGAGGCTATTTACCGCTGAGGAATTTGAGGAACTCGAAGAGGGAAAGCTGATAGAGTTCATAGGGGTTTACAATAAAAGCACTCAAAAATTTAATTCTGGTGATTTGAAGAAGCTTTCTCTTTCTGGCTTCTTTACTAACCTTTTTTATCTTTGCGAGAATAATGCCTACTCTTTTTTCGGGAAGCCTTTGGTTCAATTAACCTTTTATCAAGTTGAACTTTTCGGATACGGTAGGTACTATAAAAGCGTGATGGAAAATTCCGATAATAAACCTCCCGAGGAGATAAGCGGTGATCCTGACAAGTTGGTGGAGTGGTTTGACTCTTCCAAGAGCGCCAAAGAAACATTGGATAAGTCAAGAAACGCTGACGCAGAAGGGTCGGCGACATCTTTGGTGGGGGCAACAAAAGAGGATCTTAAACGCCTTGGTTTAGACAATCCTAATGAGACGATAAACATGGCCAAAAAAGCTGCCGAAAAGGGAGGAAAGCTTAATATGGACGATATGATGAAACTTCACGGAATGTAAGTTAAAATTGGTGTAATTATTCCTAGGAATATGGCTAGGGATAAAATAACGGTCGATCTTATGTTGGCCACCAAGCAGGCCGAACGAGAAATCGCAAAGATTAATCGTAAGCTTGGGGACATGGGGAAAACCATGGGAAAAGCCTTTGGGGGGGCTGGAGGTGGTGGCGACAAAGTACGCGCCCTCGGAACAGGACTATCCAAGGCTACTGTCAAAGCCGATGAATTCAGCAAATCATTAGAAGCATCTAACGCACGCGTTATAGCGTTTGGTGCTTCGGCTGGTCTTATAATGGGCGTAGACCGTGCTATGAAAGCAATGGTAGCTTCCGCCCTTAAAGTCGAAAAAGCCCTGATGGATGTCAACATCGTCATGGACTTGAACAACAAACAACTAGAAAAGTTTGGTAAAGGAATGTTCAAGGTTGCCAAGGAAACGGCTCAAGCTTTTGAGACTGTAGCGGAGGCGGGGGTAGAACTTGCTCGTCAAGGTTTGGGAACAGAAAAGACTCTCTTGCGAACAAAAGATGCCCTGATCCTTACTCGTCTGACCGGAATGAACGCGGCTGACGCAGTTAAAACTTTAACGGCCGCAGTTAACTCATTTAATAAAGAGGGTGTCACTTCTTCAGAGGTTATTAATAGAATGGCTAAGGTTGACGCCAAGTTTGCCGTAAGTTCTGAAGATTTGGCAAAGTCGATTTCTCGTGTGGGTGCTTCTGCGGTTTCGGCTGGAGTAAACATGAATGAGTTGATGGCTATCACAACGGCTGTCCAACAGAGAACTGCTCGGGGTGGTGCTGTAATTGGTAACGCCTTTAAAACAATTTTCACGCGTATACAACGTAGTGAGGTTCAGCAAAAGCTCGCTAATATTGGGGTAGCTACCCGGGACATGCAGGGCAATATGCTTTCGGGCATTAAAGTATTGCAGAATTTAGCTGGAGAATTTGATAAACTTACAAGGTCCCAGCAAGCCACTATTTCAGAAAATGTTGCGGGTGTTTTTCAGGTTAATATTTTAAAAGCAGCGTTAGCGGATTTGTCGCAGGAGACTTCCGCTTATAGCGGAGCGTTAAGAGCAGCCAATAGCGCTACTGATGAAGCTTACACCAAGAACGAAAGGTTAAATCAGACCTTGGACTCATTGGTAAACAGAACTTTAGCCAACTTGACTCAAGCTGGAGCTACTTTGGGAGGTGGTCTTTTCGGGCCAGCCATAGAAAATATTTTGGGAACCGTCAACGGTATAATAGATGCCTTTGGAGAAGGTGGAAAGTTTGAAAAATTTGGAGAGGGTTTTGGATCAGATATTGTAAAAGGAATGGGCAAGTTCATAGGGGGCCCGGGTTTGATCATGGCTACTGCCGTTTTTGCCAAGCTGGCAATGAGTCTGGGCAAGTTCGCCAAACAAGCCCTAATGGATGTAGTAGGGATAAACAGCGCTACTAAACAACGAGCAGCTCTTGAGGAGGCTGTGGTTGCTACAATAGCTGCCGAGCCCGCTTTATTAAAACAGGTAGCAAAAGGGACTTTGGATGTTGCTTCACTAGAGCAAAGGGTTCTTAATACGCTCAAGCTTCAAACAGCGGAAAGAGCTAAAATGCAGGCTTACGCAAGGCCCATAGCGGGAGCTTTGTATGGAAGAGGGGCTAGAGTAGGGAGTAGTGGGACATATTTAAGAGGGGGAGGAAGGGGACGAGCCGAGGGTTTTGTTCCTAACTTCGCGGATGCCGGGTCGGAAAGAGCGGCCGCGGCCGCTGGGGGATATAGGGCCGGAAGTATTAGGACTATGTCACAGCCGGGTGCGGGAACTATGATGTATAATTCTGCCGAAACGGTTAAACGTTTTCCCGGAATGTCTCAGTCAGCTATCATGCCTCCTCAGGGAAGCCCTGCTGGAGCGGGATACAAAGCCGCTTTTGGTGCTGCTCATGGTTTTGATCCTTATGCCGCAAGTGGGTTTGTTCCTAATTTTGCTTTTGGTTTGGGCAGTAAATTTGGGATAGGTAAGGGGCAACAGATGCCCAAGACGGCAGGTCATTTTCAGACAATTGGTGCATCTAAGCAGGCAAAAGGGGCAGACAGGCAATTATTCAACGACTTCAGAACCGCTGGAGGTCACATACAAGTTAAAAAGAACGCTTTTGCAATGTTGATACCCAAGTTGGGTTATCAAAATTTAGCTTTTACCGGTGTAGGAAGAAAAGAAAATAAGAAATGGACAGCTACTTTTCCGTCGATTGGTTACAGTAATTCATGGGCCAGAAAGAATAAAAAAAATCCCCCCGGCGATATAGAGGATATGATGCTCTCAGCTGCAGCTGGGGCTGCGGCCAATGTTTCAGCTTCTCTCGTACCCCCGGGAACTAATTGGGACAAGGACACGTTTAAAGCAGCTATAGCGGGAACCCTTGAGCCGGGACACCCCGGTTTTGGAATAAAGGGGGCAATGGGAGCAATAAACTCGGCTGCGGGAGCCGCTTTCGAGACGGGGGTTTTAGCTTCAATGCATCTGTCTGCATCTGATCCGAAAAACAAAGGAAATACTTTAGCTGATTGGGATGTGTTTAACCCTAACAAAGATGTAAAAAGCTTGTTTGGGGGAGGAGGTATTCCGTGGGAAAAAGGTGATTTGAAAATTTCTGATCGGGAATCTCCAGTGGATTCGATGGTGAATAAGTTAATAAATGAATTATTAACTAATGGCGCTCGAGGAAACAACTTAACATACACGTCCAATTTAGAAAAGGAGGGGGGAGTAATGAGAGACCCCACTAAAAAGTTTGCGTTTCAGAGAAGATTGTCAAGTGAGCGTCCCGGTTATGAAGGTATGCTCAAGAATAAGCGAATCCGATATGGAACTCCCGGTGCAGCACGAGGATATGTTCCTAATTTTGCTTCGGCATTATCCAATTCTGTAGGAAGGGAAATGATGGCTGGGGTGCCCGCTTCTGCGATAAGGGTAGGAACTAATCCTGCGTTAAGGTCTGCGGGAAATCCCGGAGGTGTGGGAGTTTATAATACTATTCACGAACCCGCCGGTTTAAGTCAAGGAATTAGAAGATCTCAAAGAAGTGGTATAGATCCCACGATGCACGGAGCAGCTTCAGGATTTGTTCCTAATTTTGGTTTGGGTCTTGCTAAATTTGGGATCAAACATCTTGGCAGGTCAAGGTTTGAAAAGGTTCAGGGCTTTGGTAAGAGAGTAGGACAAGGCGGAGCTGGAATAGGTGCTCTCGGGTTAATGGGTGCCATGGATAACCCTTTAGTGAATATAGCTTCTTCCGCTGCTATGGGCGCTGCGTTTGGCGGAGGGGTCCCCGGCGCTGTAATAGGGGGAGCCTTGGGGATAGTAACAGAAGCAATTAAACTTTTTACGGGGGCTGCAGATGAAGCTGGTGACGCCCTAGATACAGAAACAGATAGTCAATTAAGCTTGGCCAAAGCCTCTGAAAAAGCCTCTGAAAACATAGAGGCTTTAAAGAATAAACTCGACGCAGTATCCGTTAGGAATGTGGTAGACATAACTAAAACGACTTACTCAGGCGCAAAAGACTTTAAGTCTTTGGGTATAGGTGGGACTGAGGAATTTAAAGCTTTAGAGGGGGCAACCTCTGTAAAACAGCTAGAAAATCTTAAAACTAAACTGGATACTCGCATAGCTAGTAAACAAAAATTAGCTTCATTGACCGGAGACCGGACTTCATTAATCCCAACATCCGAGGCTGTAAATAAACAAGTAGGTGAGGGGATAACGAGATATATGAGTACGGGAGCGTTGAGTCCGTATATGGGAAATGACATCCGACAACTTGAATTTAGAGAGGAACAACGAAAGAAATTTATCAACTCTCTTCAATTTACAGCGGAAAAAGACGCTTTCAAAAAACCTGATCCCGAATTAATTAAGGGGCTTATCTCAAATTTAGGGTTAAGTGGCAAAGAAGGTGAAAGAGCGGGTTTCGAAGCGTTATATAATAGGGGGATTACTGCCCAAGGAATCTCAGATTTTAGCATGGAGGATATGTTGGGTGCTCTCTTAGGGCTCCAAGGTGCGGAAGCGCGCCAATTAGTGCAAGGTGATTTAGTCGGGGAGAATAGAGGTCTTTCGGCGTTGGGGTCGGAAGGTTTCGATGCTTTAAGGGATCATTTGGTTAATATTTTTGCTGATAGCGATAGGTACAATGAGGTATTAAAGCGTTTGATTGCCACCCAACAAGGGATAGACGAAGAGGCTGATAACTTCCAGAAGGTTTTAATTGAAGCCAATGCGGGACAGGAGGCCCTCAGAAAGTTCGCGCATGAGCTTAGACTTTCGTCAAAAGAGCTTGCTCGTGAAGTGGCTCATCGCAAGAAAATGACCGGTTTCGAAACCGCTCAGGCAGTGGCTATCGAAAACGCAACCATGACTCGGGCAGCAGCGATACCGGCAGCTAGACAAAGAGCTTTGGATGAAAATCGGAAGGTCTTTGGAATTGGGGGAGAAAAGGAACGTATAGCTAGGAAAAAATTTGAGGAAGCGGTCGCAGGCGGCTTAGAAAAACAAGACTTTGTAAAATTTGCGGCAGGACAGGGGTTCACCGCTGAAACGGGTCGGCAGGCTTTAGCGGATCTCCAAGCCCTTCAGTCCAACCTCACAGTAAGCAAAGATGGAAAAATTACCGGGGTAAAAGAAGGGTCAGAAGCAGAGATTGCAAGGCTGCGAGAAAGGTTAATGGGATTAACCGGTGACAAGATGATCAAGGGAGTGGTTGACCCAAAAGATGCTTCGTCGTTTAAGTTCCTTCCCGAAACCATTAAGATGTTGGATAAGGCATTCAAAGATCTAGATGGGGCAGTAATAGCCAATGCTGATGACTTGGCTAAAGCTAACGAAATAGCGGAGAAAAAATTTGAAACTGATAAAAAATCCTTGGCTCTTCAGTATGAATACAACAAAGCCAGAGCCCAAGAACAAAGACTGATTGAGGCGTCATTGGCTGGTCATCAATTAAGGGATGCTGAAGAACGTATGCGGGGTGGGAAGCTTGGTGCGAGAGGTTATGCTTCAGCCTATTCAGCGAAACTTGCAAGGGATGTTGCGGCTGAAGGTGTTCAACCGGGTGATTTTAATAGAGCTTTTAAGGCGGGGTTTGTAAACGAAATGGGTTACAAACCAGTAGATATGCTTGAAGACTGGGAAGCGGGAACAAGAAGTGTCGCCCAAAACATGAAGTCATCTTTTTCTGATGCATTTAAGTCTATTGCAAGCGGGGCAGATACTGTTCAAGGAGCTTTGGCTAACATGGCTTCAAGCATTCTTGATTCTATTTCTGATGTATCCAACCAAATGATGACCAACATGCTGTTTAGCAAAATGGGGTGGGGCGGTGGCACGTATGCAAGTGGAGGTGTTGTTACGGGAGGTTCAGGGTACAAGGACGATGTTCCCACAATGATGAGTGGAGGAGAATATGTAATTAAGAAATCATCAGCGCAAAAAATTGGTTATGGAACTTTGAACGCTATAAATTCTGGAGGGTTACCCGGATTTCAATCTGGAGGGCCCAGTATGGGAAGTATGTTTGCTGTATCGGCTGCTGCAAGCGCTGCTTCTGGATTTTTGAATCAAAGTGGTCAGGGCGGAAGAAAGAAACCTTGGAGAGGAAAGAATTACGGATTTGGTAGGGGTAAACATGGTTATTTTGGTGGCCCTGATCCAGATGCCGGAGGGGGGAGTTCTTTTGCGGGTGGAAGTAACGCCGCTCAAGTATCGTTAAATAAAGCTTATGTTTATTATAGAAGGGATCCCAAAACGGGAAGGCTAATTAGTGAAAAAGCACGCCCAACAGAGGGTAGATATGAGGTAAGCTCCGCGTTATCGTTAGCTGGAAGACTTGGTTCGGAGGATCCTCAAACAGCACGGATGTTTGGTAAAGAAACAAAAATGGGTTCTTACTCTGATTATCTTTTCACCGAAACTGCCCGTAGAAAAGCTGTAATCAAGGCGCACGAAAAACAAAAAAGACAACGATTGATCGGGGCATATATGAATGCTGCCATGCTCATGGGAGGAAGTTATTTAATGGGCAAGACAGGAGCGGCTGGTATAGCGAAGAAAGGTTGGAACACATGGCAGTCAGACCCCAACCCAAACCTAAGTAATCCCCTTCCCTCACAAAGAGATATTTATGATATTACGAGGCCACCTGTGATAGGGGGGGCAAATAACACCGGCACGAGGCTGGCTGCGACGGGTGGATCAATGGGAAGTTCTCCCGCTCTATTAACTGGCGGTGAGTTTATTATGAACGCTGGCACCGTTCGTCAACACGGGTTGGGTTTCATGGGCGAATTAAATCGAGGCAAGATGCCCGGTATGGCCGGGGGAGGTCCTGTGGGAGGCGTCGTAGGCGGAGGAGTTGGTTCGGTAAATAATAATGTTAGTGTTAACGTCAACATAGATAGGCGTGGCAACGCTGACGTTAGTACCTCGCCGGAAACATCTACAGATAATACAAGTTCTGAGAATGCAGCAGCCGACGCTCAAAAGAATAAGGAGCTTGGAGTGGCTCTTCAAACAGTTGTTCTGCAAGAAATAATGAAACAGCAACGACCCGGGGGTCTCCTTCAGGGAAAACCCAATACCCCTTAATTTCTATTCTCTAATCGGGTTAGGCGTTTCTCCATCTCTTGGAATCTTTGATCAATAGTTTCCATTGCTTTATTATAGATGGAGTGAGCGGATATTGTTCTTGGGGGCATTAGGGGTATTTTATTAATGGGCGAAAAATCTTCACATGTCTGGCATGGGGCACCGGTAACAGAGGAGGCCGCGTATTCCTTGCTTAGACAAATAACACTCTTTGAGAGTATGAGTTCCCCACTTTTAATTTCAGCGGGAAAGGAGTAATTTAGATGAAGGAAAGTTTTCCCGTCCTTGTAATGCACGCTTTTAAAGTCTCGCTCAAAAATAGAAGTTTCCGCCGCTTGATCAAACTCCATTTCTATTTGAATGACGTTTCCGTCTTCATCTTTTGCTATGACGGGATTTTCCGGAGGAGTAAGGTATCTACCCGGGTTTTCTATTTTAAATTCTTGAACTGATTTGTCTTTGCGTACACTGGTAACTTTTAGAATGGTTGGTTGACCGTTTAAGTTATCCGAAGTATTGGAGAGGAAGCCTCCTTTCACGTGAAAGGTATCATCAAATTGGTGTTTTTTCCCTCCGTCAACTATCTTGGTTACAGAAACCGCTTCACTTTCGCTGAAGTACAGTTTCGCATTGTCGCCCGGGGAAATTTTGGAGCTATAATCTCCTTTTATGGTAAGGTGATCAACGCAAGACCGAAACCTTTTTTTTAAATTAAGTTTCTTTGATGTTTCTATCTGGTAAAATATTTCGTTTTTTCCGATCTTTACAAAGGTTCCGTTGCGGGCCTCCACATTATATTCGCTGGAAGCGTAGAGTTCATTGGATCCTTCATTAATTGTCCCCTTGAAAAATTGGGATTTCATTGATTAATTATAGACTTTAGAGTCTTGTTATTCAAATTTTACTCCCCCGAATTTACTTTGCCGCCGTGCTTGTCGCTTAAAAGGATGCCTCCGCGTAGTTTGATTATGTTTCCTAGGAACGCTTGTTTGTTTGTCTTGGTATCAGTATCTGTTATTCCCTCCACATCGTTTATATAGTTACCTACTGCCACGGCTTTTTGTCCGGCGCTTAATGCTTCCATTGCTTCGTTTCCAGCGACAGAGGGAAGTTTGAGGGTCTGTGTTGAGGTTCCGCTTATTTCCCCTTTTCCGTTTACTAAGCCCCCACTCCAAGTTATTGTGGTTCCATATGGCTTACCCCACACTAGAACGTTACTCTCAATTGTGCTCCCATCTTCTAAGGTGTGCCATCTTTTCTTTCCTGTATCCCATATGTAAGAACGAATCTGAATATTAGCTGATTTGGTTACTTTGTCAGCACCGGTCAAGAAGTTGGTATAGGTTACTGTCTCTTCGAAGTTCGCCGTTACCGGATTATACCATTTATTGGGACTTGCCTCGTAGGGATAAAAGTCGTTGAGGCGTATTGTTCGTTGTCTATAGAGTTGAGTTCCATACTTCAACGTGTTTTCCCTTTCGTATACTAGTTGTCTGGGATTCTCATTATTCATTCTGGGGTTTGGGTACTCTGCAAAATCACTATTTCCTACGAACCACGCTTGGACAACCCACAGGCACTGTCCCGATTGCATTCTCTCAATGATTTCAGTGCCATACGATTTTAACATAAAAGGCTCGAGATAAAACTTTACATATCCTCGGCCTTTTTCGTAAAGATGACACAAGGGAAGATTGGTGCTACTTGCTACGAAATCTCTGGTGTTAGGGTTTAATTGGTTCTCTTCAGCCAAGGGATCTCGACTGTCGCTTATTTTTACGGTTTTATAAGTGTTGGCTGCTAGATAGGCAGAAGCCAAATCTGTTTGGGAAAATTCAACGTCGACTGTGTACTGTTCAGGATCGAAACCAACTTTATCGTCAAAATAAAGAGACAAATAACCCCCATAAAGAAACCATTTATGCGTACCGGTTACACCCGTATCGTAAAGAAGCTTTTCTTCAAAAACCATTTTGCTGAATCCCTTGAGTTTGTTTTTCTTTGGGTAGAGGGCTACAGTGCCATTCTTTTGCCGCAGATGCCCTCCCCGATAAGATGTGTGATCCAACTTCTCATCTTTATCAAAATCCATAATAAGTTTTCTTTCGCCGGGGTCCAAGGTTATATCAAACCACGCTCTATAAGCCAGAGCGTCTTGTCCCTGAGTTTGTAAGCTGCGCTCTTTCAGGAAGATTTGGCTCCCTTCTGCGCTGGGTCCGAAATCTTTGTCCCTCCACTCCACAGCTGTACCTGTGTCCCCCTTACTGTATATTTTTTGGGGTAACGTGGAAAAGTTCATGTTTCTTTCCGTGAACAAGGTAGGAATAAGTTCGTTACCGTTCCATGCTGGATAAGGGTAGTCGGTGTTTGGGTCAGCGTAAGCCGAGTTATTTATTGTGGTTGTTTTGGGGGTTCCATCACTGTTGAAGTGTTCAAAATAGGTAAGGCTATCAAACAGCGCTATTGTTAGCTGGATGTTTTGTACGCTTGGTTCGCCGATGTCGGGGAAAGGTATGGTAATGTTTGCCGCATCTGTAGAATTATCAAATACATAAAAATTTCTATACGATTGAAAAGCAGCATTTGAGTTCTTAGACTCGGTGTACGAGAAGTGGGCTACCCCCGGGGCGTTCGGATTAGATTCCCTCCATTGTTTGAACTCATCGGCAGCTGTCATATAGTTTACTTCCCCTTGATAACCCAAGATTTGCGAAGTGGGTATATTGTCAGGATAGAAAGTAAACTTTGGAGCTTTGTTTTTCGGGTTGAAAATAACTTCGCCCAAACCTTGGTCTGTTTGGACTCTCTCATCTATAAGCGTATTGTCTCCTGTGGAATAATAGTAAACTACTCCCCGAACATCTGGAAAAGAATTCGAAAGTTGCGTCTCGTTTAAAATTCTGTTTCCCGCTTTGTCTGTGGAGGGCTCTATGGATAGATTTAGTGTACCATTGTTGTATAATGCAGCCTTCGCTACGTATGGATATTTTCTTGTGTAGGCTTGGGACGGAGTTAGGAAGAAGTAATCATCCAGTGCGTCTACCTCTGATGAAGAATCCCCCTGCGCAAAAACTATCCCGCTTGGAATACCTATGTTACAGGACATTTTCTGATATCCTTCCGCGCCATCTGTGTAGGTATCTTTTTGGCCAAGAATAGTATTGTCTCCTACGTTGTTGCCTGCACTGGTGAGGCCAGCCGGATCGTGAGCTTCTACAACAATATCAAATTCTCTTAAGGGAAAACTATTTTTATCGCCCCTAAAAATAATACCGCTTTCTTCTACCGTGTACCAATTGTGACCGTTTTTGTTGGTCAGAGTCGCTCTGCCTGCGGTTACTTCACTGGGAAGATCTTCGACAACGTGGGGGCTGTTATAGTCTCTGAGGAAAACAAAAGAACCTTCTGTTGGTTTGTATCCTGTAATTTCCACATAAATCTCATTGGAGGGGGTGTTGGGACTCAGATTTGAATCATGCTTCCTAATGGTAATTCGATAGTCATGGTAACTGGGAATATCCATTAATTGATTGTAGTCATCTGCGAGGGTATACTCGGAGGCTGCGTCCCAGCTAAAGGAGGGTTGGGTGGAGGACAGTTGGTTTAATCCCGCAATTTGAGTATCACCTATAAGGTCGGCTGATGTCAAGCTGGTGACGTTTATACCATCTATAAATGAAAAGGCGGAGTCTTTTTGTATTTGGTTTCTTCCAATGGTGGTGTCTTGATCGCTTGCTATGTTGCTGTTTGAAGCTGGGATTAGCCCTATTAAAGCTTTGGCCGAACGCGTTTGATTATTAAAAGCAAAGACGGCCACCCAATAGTTAGTGTCTTTATTAAGAAATTCCTCAGCAAAGAAAGCCGAGAGGTTTCCGTCCGAAGGAATTGCGTTGCCTCCATTTGCTATTTTTTGTCCCGGATTGCCATTTATTGTTATAAATTCACGATTTTTATAGTTTCCCCACTGGTCGTCGCTAACCGGCCAGAGAAGAGTTGAGCCTCGTTCAGCAGTAAACAGCTCTGACTTGAGATTGATATCACCGAAAGGCGGGTGGGTGCCCACATCATCCAATGCTAGTTGTTCATAAATGAACACCCCATAAGACATTGCGTTAACGACCAAGCTGGACTCTGATTCGTCAATTTCATAACTATAACGACCACCTTCAGACATTAATTTGGGGGTTTTCGTTTTCAGTCCGGCTTGAGGTATAGTTACTTCAAGGGTGTTAAACTTGTCTTTTTCGTTGCTCGTAAGAGGTAGCGATGCGGGATTGGTTTGTTGGGTGTGAGGCCCTGCTTTTTCTATCTTTACCGCATCCCATGCGTAATAATTGTTATCCTTTTCATAATATGGCCAGATAGGAGGTTGGGATTGAATTGGATTGTCAAATTTTAATCGATTTTCAACCTTGTCATACTTTCCCGAGGCGTAAGCCAATGCAGAAATATTATAGGTGGTATCCTCGTCATTTTCAGCTACGTTTATAATACGGTAGTTGGATAGGTTTCCACTAATAAACTCCGGTGCACTAGGGTTGTTAGGTTCAACACTCCATACTAGGTTTTCGCCGGAAAAACATCCTCCTGAATACGACATTATAATAGGCGCGTCTGGACCTTGAACGTAATTGTTTGTGTACCCTGTAATTACATAATTATCAAAATCTAATTGGTTGCCTGTTCCAATGGGTTCCCCTCCCTCTACTATCAATCCGGTATGAAAATAAATTTGCGTGGCTATTCCGCTGCCCCCTTCCTCATAATCTGATTTGTAATATCCTGTTACGGAAAGGGCATGACTTCCCTCAAAATAAAGAGTCTGAAGTTGAGATCTTCTTATCTCAGTGATACTGTTGGAATCTAGGTCTGAGACGTCCGACGATTCATAATTGTAGGTTGGAGTAAGAAGAGAAAATTTATAGACTTGGTTGGTGGTAAATTCAACAACGTTGTCTATTATTACACTATTACCCGTTATGGAGCCATTTTGATCTTCTGGTGGATTTGACCAATCTATTGAGCTCGGGGCCACACCCGTTCCAATAACGCTGTTGGTTCTTCCTCCGAGCTTGAGTGGGGTTCTGTACTGGTCATAAATTTGAACAACGTCTCCCGGTCTCATATAGGCTCCGTCCTGACCTACGGTAAAAGTTACGCTTTCGGTTTCTTCGGCTTCGCTGGCCAACACCCATTGACCAAGTCTACGCGCCTGTCCTCGACTGGTTACGCCCAAAGCTGAAGTTTCTATTTGTCGTATACCGTATCTTTTTATAGATTCCTCGTTTTCTACATACTCAACAGCAGGAACAAATAAATTGTGCTTATCAATATATCTAACAATGGCTACGCTGTGGCGTGCTTTTTTTGAAGAGGAAGAATAGGCAAAATTCCCTTCTACTACATTAGTATTATTAAATTGATATAAGGGTTTTTTGAATGAATCCTGTACCGCAAAGATAAGGCCATTAGCGTAATATGCAATACCCCGAAAAACAGAAGCTAGATTGTTTACTGCCTGATACGCTTCTTCACGGGAAGTTATGATATGATTCATTGTGAACCTTGGTTCGATTGAACCGTAACCGTCAGGAACAAGAACGTCACAATATTGGGCTATTTCGTATAAAGCCCATTTGTCTACTTGAGGTTCGTTTATATATTCGCCCAAGCCATATCTTGGGTTGGTTAGTAAATCATAAAAACACCACGCAGGGTTATCTGTCCACTCCTTAATTATTAATGGGTCGGTGTCAGTTGCGACCGCTGCTCCTTCGGGCCATACCGAAACCTGCTTGAACCCACCGTCCCAAAAGTTATCCACTTCTGTTGTGCCCGAATATCCTTCTGTGGTGGCTCCTGTTTCGGCAAAGACTGGATCAGCATGGTTGGGCGTCCCGGCATGCACCCCCTGCCCTATTCCGAATTTGTAAGCGGCTCCCGATGTGAGAGCTCCGTAATTTGTAATCTTGTAGGGGTTGGGAAAAGCTGTTGTGGCCGGGGTGAAGTTGGCGGTGTAAGGGGCTTCTCCGATTGTTATGCGGAATTCATCCATGTACCCTTTAAAGTACTGGGAAGAACCCCCTTCGTATTCTCCTATTGTGGAGGCTGCCGTAGCAGTCTTGATAGTATCTGACGCCGTGGCATTTCCGTAACTGGTTCCGTCTATATAAACTTTAAAGTCATTACCGTTTCTTACGGCCGCTATGTGGTGCCATGTGTCCACAGTTAAAGCTTGGGTGGTAGTGATGGTTGCAAATTCAGAGCTGTCACTTGCCTTTTTATTCCGCAAGACTACTTTTCCGTCCGTGTTTATTTGCAAGTAAATTACTCCGCTCGAGTCAAAAATCATTTGAACAGCCGAAAAAGATCCACTAGCTGGCCTAACCCAGCATTCGATTCCCCAGCTCGAATTACTCCACGCAAATGAAGATCCATCGTTTGCTCCTAGTGTTGCGTTATCCCCGATTCCACCTAGGTAAAGGCTGGAGGTTCCAAATTTCTTTTGCGTCGTGGAAAGTTCAGCGTCTGCATTTAAGGTAATTTGTATTGGGTAAGTACTTGAGTCGACCGTAGACTGATCGCCGTTAGCTCCGTCAAAGTGCAAAAGACTGTGGGTGTTGACTTCTTGGTAAAAAGTAGCTGGGTAAGTTATATCTGGGGTGTCCCCAGTTAAGTACAGTTTTGCCCCACCTTCGAACGTGACTACTTGCCCAGTCTTAAGGCGCGACTTTACTTTTACGTTTTGGGGCCATACAACAGGGTTCCCTCTTCTGTCCACTGCACCTACATCTATAGCATCACTTATTCCATAAGTTTTCTTGATAGGGTCGTAATTGTTTGGAACTTTGACTTTTATTAATCTCGTATCATATGATCTACTAGGGATCCGGTTAAAAAATTCCGCGTCAAATTTAGAGTAAACCATCGAGCTATACGGATAACGAAGCTTGGTCCCATATATTTCCACTAAGGAATCTACGTATGATTGATTCTTGAGATAGGCTGTTAATGACTCGGGAGTAATACGGATTATTTTTATCCTCCAGCCGACAAAGCCGGGTATGATGGTGTAATCTGTTATCGTGGCATTTGGTCCGGTTGCGTATATGCCACTTCGGTTTAAGTGGATCTTTGAGTTTCTTATGTATACTTGCTCTACGTTGCCTGTTATTTTTTCGCGTCTGGGACCGTGCCATTTTTGCGGAGTTGTATCAGCGGCAGGAGTAGAGGTTGAGGAAACTAGGTTGAACCTGTCATCAAACATGGGCTGCCAATAAATGTAATACTCTATGGAACGAGCCTTGATGTCGCCGTATCCTACTGGGGCGGGTTTTCTACCTTTTTTCTGATCGCGAGGGGCATCCTCGTTTCTTATCTGCTCGAAGAGTTGGGTGACTTTTATTCTTACTTCTACGGTAGTACATTCTTTATTAAGGATAGTGTAAGTTTTAGCTACGGTGTCTACGGCTGCACTGTCAGCTAAGCCTTGAAGATTTGACGTATAGGAACCTCCTTGAGTAGAGAGGCCGTAAAGTCTTTCTCCTATGGGTCTTTCGACGGTAAGGTCAAGAGTTTCATTTGCGGGCAAATCACTTCGTAATTCAGGCAGCTTTCCTTCGGGGTCCCCTTTGTGGTATTCGACGTTTATACTGGAATAGTTATAATATCCGTTTTGATCCACAACTGGCAAATCGTTCCAATAAACTGAGCGCAAAAACCCCAGCTCAGTGGAAAGTGTCCCAGACGTTCCTGTTGTTATGTAAGGGGTAAAACCTGTTTCATAGAAGCCTGTATCACCTTGAGTACCGTTATAGGCATAGGAGCCGCTGACAAGACCCTCCATTACTCCTTCGCAAAGTAAGTCAACTACCTCCGCTGAAGAATCCACAACTTGTAGATTGCCGTTGGATGTAACCCCCCCTTGGTCCGTAATTACGGGCCGCGCTTCCATTTCATCTCCTCCTCCAAATAAACCCATTTTATACCTCTATTTCTTTTTCGTATTGATCAACCCGAGAGTCAATACTGTCGCCTATTCCCCTGATATTGTAGTATAAACCGAAAGCAGAAGAGCCCCAATGATCATTTCTTGGCACTCCAGCCAGCTCATCGAAGTAATCTGTCGCTGCCTGTATGACTTGACTTCCGACTAAAAGCCTACCGTAAGCTATAAAGACTGGACCCCCTTCTTTTACGACATTTTGAGGGCCAGAAAAAACATAAGAAGGTCTGCCTCCCCCTTCCACTTCCCTGAAGTCGTCAAACTCCGGATCTTCCGCAAGTAGGTTGGACACCCCGGCCGCTAGCAAACCAATACCTGCTACAACAGCCATTCCGTACATGCTACCCCATGCTGCTCCTGCCGCTATGGCTGCTCCCCCCACCCAAATTAAAGCAACCGCTAGTATAACAGTAAACCAATCAAAAAAATCTCCAGACCCCTCTATGACAGGAACGATATCTATGGATTTAAGGCTAGAAATTTTGTCCAAGCATAATTCTGAAGACATCAATCCCGCTTTAGTGTTGGGATCCTTTCCTTCTTCTATCATGAAGTCATCCCCGTTTATCAGCACTCTATATTTTATATGCTTTTTATCATTTTTAATCAAAGAAGAATAAAACTGTTTCCATTGGGACTGAATACCTCTTACGGCTTCGCTTACGTTTTTAACCTTCAGGTTCCATTCATTACGATTGGCTTGTTCGGCAAGTATTCCGTGTAGGGTTATTTTAACTTTGTTCATTTAAGGCGGTGTGTCTATATATTTTATAGATTTTATTTTTAATTGTTTTGTTTAATTTCTCTATCGTGGGAAATTTATTTCTCTGGTGATGGTATAAGGATTCATCGCCTAGGTAGATTCCAACATGGCATGGCCCGATCCCCTTGATCATTTCGAATACTATAACGTCATGTTTTTCAAGAGGTGTTTCTTTGCGTAATTCGGTTATGGGTAATGTTGGGTTGCTTTTATTTAAATCAAAAAGGTCTTGAATCAAGTGGGGGTTTTCATCTACCCAATCATGACCGAGAGTATTTTTTCCGGCAAGTTCTATCCCCAGATCTTTATAGTAATCTTTCACCAACGTATAACAGTCCGATTCACCAAGGATAAACTTTTTATTAACCTGCACGGTTTTTTCCTTTGCGGGATCATAGGTAAAAAAACCTCCCGTGGGATTGTGGTACATCAAAAATTTTAAGTTGTGATTATGGCTTGCTTGTTTATCATGAATGGAAAAAGAAGGCTTTCCGGAAACGTGCGAATGGTATACCGCCTTTATAGTTCCTTTGCGGGAGGCTTTTAAATATTCATACGGAGATATATTAAAATGGCGCTTGGGTTTTTCGGAATAGTTACGGCACCGAAAGGTTTCTTCGCCGACAACAAAACCGCAACATTCTTTGGAGGCGTCTTCTAGAGCATGAGATTTAATTTTTTCTTTAATTATTTCTGAAAACATTCTATCTTCCTCCCCCTACTTTTCTAGCGGCCGGAAATCCTCCGTATGGAAGACCGTTTGCTAATCCTATGGGGCATCCGCCGTTGTCTTTTACGGCTCCTGTGCCGCTTGCCCAACGTAAACGGCATCCGTGTAAACTTTTCGAACATTCATCCGCTATCCAATAGGTGGAGTTGGGGGGTGGGGTGTTGGCGGGTACATCAACTTTTGCCACAAAATAAAATTTTATATTGTTTTTCTGAATGAAAACAAAATCATCCTTTTTGTAAGTGCTTTGGTTTTCCCATTTGAATTGGTTCCCCCCGCTGGTATATTGCCCTACTTTTTCTGTGATGGAGGCTATTAGCTCATCATTATCAGTTGCAACAGGGGCAGCAAAGCTCGGGAGGGTGAGTTGCGACGTGGTGAGTTGAGCTTTTTTAAGGACCGGAACGTTCTCTAGAGGTTCGTTGAGGTCGCTTCTTACTTCATTGTTGTCTACGTGTTGGTACCAACACCCCGGTCCTCGGTATTCCCATTGGCATCGGTCTGAAATTATAGTTCTGCGGGGAACCTTTACCCCTTCCAAATCAAGAACTGAGGAAAGTTGGTATTGTATAGTTGATTTGTTTTCCCCAGTTTTCCTTTCTACAAAATAAATATCCAAAGGGAGTTCGGCGTTAGGGTCGGGCTCATATCCCTCCGGAAGCTCTTGTATGCGTGGGGAAAAGGGTTGCTTCTGTGTGAGCTCGCTCTCGAATTGAAAATTAGTCCAGTCTAAATATTTAGCAAAGGTGCGACGACGCGTCACTTTAGCTCCAATTATATCACCGAAAGAGAGAATTTGGTGCTTCAACAAGGAAAGGATGTCGTTTCCTTTTTCTGATTGGCTGGAAATGGTGAGCATCGGGGTAGGAAGTGTTCCTTTGCTAGAGTTTTCAAACCCAGAGGCCTGAATAGGAGCCGGAAAATAGGTGTTGCCTTGCCACGTTATTTGGGAGTTAAATACTTTTATATTGTTGTGAAAACGTAATATTTGGTCTACTTGCGGGGTAAACCCTACCCTTTCAGCGCTGGCAGTAAGGTTGGGGAGAGATTTAGAGTCCAACAAATTGGTAAGATCAATATCGAAAAGAGTTACTACCGCGGAGGGGGTGAGGTTACTCAGCTCAAAGATCAAAGATTTTATTGAGGACTCTGATTGGCTTTTTGTTATTGATCCTTGTGCCATTTTTAGTTGTTTTCTTGTGTGAAAGAGGCGGTAATAGTATAGTTATTGAAGAAAACGTAATTACTGTTAAAGTTGGGACACACAAATCGCTTTCTGAATCCTCCTGCGGTATTATCCGCGTAAAGATCTGGTAGCTCTTTTATAGTAAAGCTTTCCACGCCTTTTCTCGCCTTCAGGAAGTGGAGAATAGCGCGAGCTTCTTTCTCTGTTCGCTTTTCAAAAGTTATATCTAATTGGATGAGGCCAGCAAACAGGCCGTCTTGATTCCTTTGTTCATACCCATTACCAAATTTGACAACATTAACCCTCGGGTTGTGTTTTGTTGAGATATTATAAGAAGGCTTCCATAAAAATAGGGGGATAAACTTATTTTTCCCTATTGTAGTGTATCCTCCCCACTTGGTAGTGTCACTTTCGGGATGAGTGGTCCCACTTGTGTCAGTGAGCGCGTAATAATATTTAATGGATGTGGGGACTTTGTTGGGGGTAGAGGGCACTCCGGCATAACTTATGCGAGCCACTATATCGTTTTTGGAGTAGCTTGCTCCCGAAACCCAATTCTCTACATTGTAAATGCTATTGTTAAATGCCATTTTCCCTTAATCCTTTATTTATTATATTACACTTAAAAACAAGTGTAAAATAAAGATAAGGTAATGTTAGGGAGAATTAGGAGAGAAGCGGAAAGTATCACCATAAACGGTAGTGGGATACAAGGAGTTCAGTCGGTGGATGTGGAATACGGTTCTGCGGCCCGACCCCTATCTAGTTTAGGGATTCAGGGGGTTAATGGTCCAGTTTACGCGCCGGAAGGCCCCCAAACGGCAAGCTTGAATGTAAATACCCTTTTTTCCCACAAAATAGCGAGTGCATCCAATATTCTTTCAGAAAACTTTTTTTTAAACTTTACGGGGGACGTTCCTTTTAGTGGTCAAATGAAGTACGGCACCAAAAATTTTCTCTTTAAGAAGGCGTACGTAAACAATTACAGCGTTTCCTGCGCTATAGGGGAAATACCTCAAATTTCAACCAATTCAACTGTTTTTGGAGAATTGGGAACTGGGGATATAAGTTTTCCTTCGAACGTTCCATCCCCTCAAGAATTAGCTATACCGGGGTACAGTAGTATAGAAATTAATCTTGATGAATTTACCACCAATCGTGTCAGTTCTTTTGACCTAAGCATCAACACTCCTCGTGTTCCTATTTACGCTCTCAATGGAGATGAGCCCACTACAGTGATAGCTGGAAACCCAGTTCAAGTGGAGGTTAACTTTGCTCTAGAAGTAGATGATTACGAAATAAAAAATATGAGGTTCGTGCCCAACGAAACATCCTTTAAAAACACCACAATAACTTTGAAAAAAAATAACTCCGACACTACATTATTAACGTATTCTTTTGATAATATGCTTTTGACGTCGGAATCTTTTAGTGCTCCTGTAGATTCTAATGCAACGGTTAATTTTGGTTTGAATTCTTCTATAATAACATGAGAGTGTAATAAAAAGTATAGGTTTATGGCAACAGTATTCTATGATAAGGCAGCGGTAGAAGTAACCCATAACGGGGTTACTGAACAGCTTTTGGCTACTGATTGCTCCTTGAATTTCTCCAATACCCAACAAGCCCTTTATATGATAGGCGCGAAGGGATCTTTGGGCCAGTTCCCAAGTGCTGCTAGGGTAGGTGATCTGTCTTTTAGTTTTTTAACAACTATTACCGGTGAGCATTTTGGGCACGTTGGAAATTTGATCAACACAGTAGCTAGTGGGATTAAAAACAATGTTACT